TGAGGGTGAAGTCGGAAGGAGTGCTTGGCCGCTCGCAACTGATCCACTAGCACCTTCGGGTTTTTCGTATATCCGACAATCACACCGTTCAACGTGACTGCGGTTCCCTCATACACATGAGGTGTATCAATCCAGGCAATCTCGCCATGGTCCTGTAGGAAGTGGAGGACCGTGTTGCTTGGAACGTGCTGGGACACCGAGGTGAGCAGACTCATATTCTTCACAATACCCACCGAATGACCTTCGGGCGTCTCCACCGGACAGACAAAGCCCCACGAGGTGCCGTGAAGCTTACGAGGTGCGAGCAACTTGCCCGACTTTTCCACCGGTGTCTGGATGCGACGCAGATGGCTGAGTGTGGCGGTGTAACTCATGCGCGCCAGCACCTGAGAGACACCCACCTTGGTCGCGTTGGACAGCGACGTGCTGCTGCTCGTGCCGAGACCCTGAACTGTGAAGTTCCCGGTCGCAAGGGCCTGCTTGAGCTTGCCCTCAATGGTTGAGAGCTTCAGAATCTTGTAGAGATTGTTGATGTTGAGAATGTCCATCGGACGAGGGGCATCGCCCTTCTTCCACGAGTCGTTGTTCACCTCCTGGACAAACTCGTTACGCGTGTCATTGCACACCTTCTGGAACAACTGACGGAACAGATGGGTCAGCAGCGCACCAGTTGTGACGACACGCTTGTTCGGATAAGCGTCGCGATCGTCCAGTGCCACCTGCTTGTGGCTCGTGAGGAGGAGGCGCCGGACCATGCTCGCCATAAGCATACACTTGCGGGAGTTGTGAACTGGAAGTCCGAGAGTCTCGCCGGCAAACCGGACGTGCGGTAGGAACTCGCTTCCCAGGAGTTGGCGGACATAGGCGCACTTGTCCTCCTGGTTTGTGCCATACTGAAGATGGTTGGAAAGGTAGGAAACCGCCTCCTCTTGGGTGAAGACGTTGAGTTCGGCGCAGTCTCGGAAGGAGGCTCCTAGGAGTTCAATGTGGTGGTCCTCAAGTGTTCGCCATACAAGTCGGGCAATGTCCTCGTCCTTCGTGACTCCTAGCGCTCGGAAGAAGACCACGACGGGCATGTCTTCCCGGAAGCGAGGGACGCATGCCATGAGAGGGTATCCGAATCCGTTGAACTTGGAGGAGAGCCGGATTTCCAACTTCTTAGGTGGCATCGTGAAACTCTCGTGGAGCGACTTCATCTCCACCGAGAAGGTGTGCTTACTTGCCGTCTTCTTGGCCTGGAAGACCATGATACGATTGTCCGCAACCTTCTCCTGGCAGAGGATAGTGCGCTCTGAACCGTGAACGATGAAGTAGCCAAGAGGATCGTGCGCACACTCGCCATATTCCTCTAAAGACAGTGGATAGTCCTTGAGGAGACACAGAGAGGATCCAAGCATCACCGGCAACTTGCCCAGACTGATGCCTTCAAAGATGCGGAACTCTTCGTCATACGTGTCCAGATTGGCGCCCTTGTAGGTCCGAGCCGTGAACCGGACATCGGCATACATCTGAGCGGCATACGTGAAGTTGCGCACGCGAGCCTCCATGGGAAGCATCGGCTTGACACGACCCGTTGCCTCCTGGATGCGGGGCTTCATGTACGTAACCTTCTCAAACGACAACTTGAACTCATACTTATACTTCTTGATCTCGGGTTCCTGCTCGTGCCAAACCGTAATGGGTGGCGTGGACTGAATGATCAACGGCAACTTGTTGCGCACAAAGTCATCATACGAATCCACCTGGTGATCCACGAGGCGACGAACGCCATTGGCGAAATGAGCCTTAACAGCATCCCAACAATCAGTCGTCATCGTGCCTTCTATGCCGTAGTATACGTCTAAATATCGTTTGTCCGTTTTGAAACAAGGATATGAGTGACGGAATTAAGATCGTCAAGATGGGAAACACCGCGCCGCCACCGCTCAAGGCTGGAAAATCTCGCAAGGTTCCTGAGAAGAAACCCAAGTTTGGCATTCTCAAGGGTGGAAAGACCCAGCGCAGTAGGGTTCGGTTTGAGGCTGTCACAGACCCCGCCAAGTCACCTCCCATGAAGAAGTCAAGCAAACTTCGGATTATCACAGAGAGGGGTGCCAAGACCCGTCGTGCCAAGATTGTGGACGATGCGCGCAAGACACCCATCAGTAAGATCCGTCAGACCCTCCGGAAGAACGGCTTACCCATCAAGGACTCTACACCCGAGAAGATCACTCGCAAGATTTATGAAGACGCTCAGGAAGCCGGGATGATTTCCTCTGAATAAACCAATGACAGCCGTATGGGGCCCAATGGGTTGGATGACCCTCCACTCTGTTGCCACGATATACCCCGAGAGTCCAACACAATCGGAGCGGGATCTCATGTTCTCCTTTCTGGACATGTTCCGTGACACGATCACGTGCGTTCACTGCAAGGACCACTTTACCTTTATGCTTGAGAACTATCGCAGAACGTTTCCGAACATGCTAGGATCACGGCACGAGTTCGTGGTGTTCTCGTTTCGCGCACACAATGCGGTCAACCGACGCCTGAACAAACCGCTTCAGATGAGTGTGGCAGAGTGTATGGCAACCTTACAGAACAATATCAAAACGCGAAGTGCGAAGGAATATCGGAATGCGTATTTCTCTCACATTGGTCGTTACTGGTCGACTCTACGAGATGTATCGGGTATTGTAGCACTCAAAAAGATTCGCGAACTCTGGAAGATTGAAGCCGAATATATTGTCCCACGCGACACCAACTTTCAAGTGGAAATCCGGTCCGATGTTACGGCTCTTCCTCGGGATGTTCTGGAGAAGGACGCGCAGGACGTCCGCATCAACAATGCGGTTCTCCCCAGTTCAAACACCCGGACTGGATTCCGCATCACTTCAAAGGGAATTCGGCTACGGTAGTCAGTTTGCCTCGGGGCAACGAAACCCATGGCTCTGCTTCCCACGCATACCGTTTCATCCACGGATGACGGTTCTCCGTATCCTCGTTGTACAGCTCATCGGGTAAGACAGGCATCAATCCAGTCTTTCGCAAACTGTGCTCGGGCAGAATAAAACGAAGTTGGTCTTCTACCGACATCACTGGAACAGGAGCCGTCCACTCAAACGTAGTTGGGCGATCATAACCGTCCAACGTGTCAAGCAACGGAGCTTCCGGATAGGGGTAATACCACTCCCAATCCAGAACCTCAGAAGTCGTAAAATAGTGATACGTCCATGCATAGGTCTTCCAGAAGGCATAACAGACCGGCTCCCAATCCACAACGCCATCCATCAACTGGCATCCGAATCGCTGTTCCAACGCATGACCGTCGGGTGCCACAATCCGCCGCTCGGTCTCCTTGGCGCGCTTGATCAATATCTTCTTCTCGTCCTTGTGGGCACCATCGCGTGTGGCGTAGTAGATAGCGCGAGCGTATCCTTCCTCTCGCAGTGAAAAGATACCAAGATTGGGCATGAAGTCATTTCCAAAACACAGGATGCTCATCTTGATGTAGACGTCCTTTTCAAGGGGCAGCACCTTCTCCAACGAGTTGATGGAAAGAGTCGCGAATCCGTTGTCTTCTGTCTCACGCAACACCTGGATCTCTCCAAGATGACTCTGCGCCAACGAAATCAAGACGAGGTCGGCGTCCAGTCCGTAAATACAGATGTTCTTGCGTGCGCCATCTGGCATTCCCTGAAGCCACGTAAAAATCTTGTGCTCTCCTTCGCCAGGTTCCATCGTGTCGGACACCACAATCTCGGGATACATGAATCGCAGCGTTCGGGCCAGTTCCTTCATAAAGGGTGTTCCGGGAGAGATCTGGTGCTTGTCAAAGGCTGCAGTCTCGGCGTTGCGCATCCGACGGTACCGCTGCTGAACCACTTTGGCATACGGCACCATGCCATCAAACGCCACATACACCTTTTTGGCCCGCACCGTTGTTGTGAGAAGTTCATTCAGTGCTACAACGACACTGCCAATCGGATTGATCGCATTCAAATACTTGTGAATAAAACAGTTAAAATCAATCCCTAACACATCCACCTCAAGCGGGGCGTTTCCACACTTTTTCTGGATATGTTTGTGTGACCGAATCAGGGAAGCAACGTAGTATGGAATGCCCATGTCTATTCCTCGCGGCTACCCTTAAAGCAGTAGAAGACGTAGCATTCGTCGTAAGGACTCGGATCTTCAAGATAGCCTTCCTGAACGTCATACTCCTTTATCATCTTCCGCTGCTTCACCCGATACTTGTTGAGGACATACCATATCTTGTCGCACATTTGCCTCGTGAGTTTCGGCATCGCCTGCTTCATCTGCTTCTTCCGTCTAACCGCAACGCCCTTGTTATGTTCAAACTCAAGACCCGAAATGACAATGGTAGGTCTAGGAGTCTCCATCATGGGTCCTTCTTTTTTCGTCCGAAACTGCTTCCGTTTTAGATTCTACGAGGCCGATTAAACTATAGAATTCCGTCAACAGAAGGATGTTATCCTTTATGTGTACACAATTGTCAGACAATTCGTATTTCAGAGTCCCATCGTTTCGCGAATAAGATGCATATGGATTGAAAAAGAAGAACCCGCGTTCTAAACATTTTTTCTCGAGAAGTACGTTGATTCGGCGTGTATAAGAAACACGTTCAGCATCTGTGCCAACAAAGGGAAATTCATGTGTAATAGGTCCATTGATAACTTCATAATCATATTGTGCTGTCGGCGGAACTACCGCACATACAACAATTGACCTGTATGATGTAATGTTCTCGCTAATAATCGCAATATAGTCGTCCACGAGTTGTGTACATATTTCGTCGGCATCCCGACCAAGTAAAATCTGTCGGGCAACATGACACCGGCAGTCGACCTCGCCGTACTGAAATACAAATGTATTCAACGGCAAAAGATGATCAGGTGAAAGCCCTACGATGATCTTATCGCGCCCAATTCTATGCATTGTTACGCTAGGCTGCTGGTGGTTGTTGTTCGGAAGAGTAAGATTTCTAAAGTTGAAGTCCGCGTGGCTATCACCGTAAATATGAAGCATTTCTATGGTAATCGGCGTGGCTGTTAAAATCATAGTATGTGGAAAGTAGTCTTCCCCAAATATAGCGACAATACAAATGATCTTTTGGTTGCTGCTTCTCGCGGCGGTCGTCTTTTTCATGTATGTGTGGAACTCACGAAGTGAAGGACTGTCGGAGAAGGCGAGCTGCTCTACGTGCCCGCATAAGAAGAATCTTGGACTAGAATAAATGGCGGAAGAAGGAGACGTCAACACTGGGCTCTTGAATGCCAACCCCAAACTCTCTGCCGGACGCACCCGGCGCCGGAAGAGCAAGTCCAAGAAGTCCCGACGTGTCAAACGCCGTGTTCAGAAGAAGAAGTATTGAGCAGATACAAATGAAAGTTCCAAAGTGGGCTTGGTATGTTCTCGCGCTGGTTGCTCTGATTGCCGTGACAAGCGTTGTCAGTGGTCCCGTAGGAGCGGGCTGTCCGGGATCTCAGATCTACTGTCCGGGTGTCGGATGTGTGTCCGGACCCGACAAGTGTTTTGCCGGCAACAAGGGCGGTCCGTCGGCGATTTTTTCCAAGGAGACGTTCGTCAGCAAGTCATGCCCGGGTGGCACTCGCAGTGACGGTCCGTGCCTAATGGACTTTCCCGACCTCTAATAATGAAGAACATCGGATTAAACCATATTCCCTCCGTCAAGGGCTACATGGTCAATCTTACGGTAAATCTCATCTTTGTCGCGGTCTTCTATGTGTTTCTTGGTGCGTTCATCTCCTATCTATTGTCCCACGTCTTCCCGTCCTACGACGACGAGTGGAAGAAGCAGTCGTTCGTCTACCAACTTCTGGATGTCTCTACCGAGGTATCCGCGATCATTGTTATCGCCTTTTGGCTGACCTACTTTGTCCACATCTGGATTCCGATCCTCACAGTCTCGCCCGCCCTGGAGCACTACGTGGAGTCGTTTGGAGGTCAGATAATGTTCGTGTATGCCGTTTTCATCTTCCTAGACACGTTGGACGACAAACTCATCCATGTCTTCAAGCAGTCGTTGGGCAAGTAAAATATCTGTGCGTTAAAACAAAATGTATACCTACATCCTTGTCACCGCCATCCTTTTCTACATCCTCACGCCCGGTGTCTTCCTGTCCCTGCCGCCGGGGCAGCCTCTTTGGGTCCAGGCACTGACCCACGGCGTGGTCTACGCGCTGGTGCACAAGTATGTCCAGCACGGACTCCTGGGCCAGTGAACGTCATTTGTACGTTACAGGTTTTCCTATAGATAAACAACACAAATGGGATATCACTACCAAAACATTGTCTACATTGGGGCTCACCATATTCTTGCCCTGTATGCCTTGTGGACATGTCCAGCGTGGGCAACCATGCTCCATGTGATTGCGATGGCACATTGGATCGGAATATTGGGGATCACCGCCGGGGCCCACCGATTATGGTCTCATCGCTCCTACTCAGCGTCTTTGCCAGTACGACTACTGTACATGCTGGCAAACTCGGCGGCTCACCAAGGGTCTATTTATCATTGGGCTCGGGACCATCGTCTTCATCACCGACACAGTGATACAGACAAGGACCCACACAACATTGGACGCGGTTTCTTCTATGCTCATGTAGGTTGGCTTTTCGTTGATTCTCCAAAACAGGACGAGATGCCGTGCTTGGAAGATCTGGAAGCAGATTCGGTGGTCATGTTCCAGAAACGCACGTATCCTGTCCTGTCCCATGTCTGCTGTTTTGGACTGCCCACTCTCTATGGAATGTGGTGGGGATACACTCCATGGAACGCCTACCTGTATTTTGGAGTTCTTCGTTGGGTGCTTTTGCTTCATGCCACGTGGTCTGTCAACAGCGTTGCACACATGTGGGGAATGCGCCCGTACAAGAACATTGCCTCTGCGGAGAACCTCCTTGTCTCCCTGGGCGCGATCGGAGAAGGGTGGCACAACTTTCATCATACGTATCCCTACGACTACCGTGCGAGTGAGACTGGACGATGGAATCCAACAACCGTTTGGATTGATGGACTCGCACGAATCAGACTTGTGTCAAATCGGAAGACCGCGCCTATTAGTCCATAAGCGTGAGTCTCGTGCGAACAACAATCCCCGAAACATCTTGTTTGTGTTTTCTACAACAATCGCTTGGACTTCCTTGTCTGGAAACGGGTGTTGTGTGTAGTAAACCATAGTTTCCTTCGTCAAACGAATATCGTACTCCAGTTTCCCCTGTCGCACGGAGTATGCCACAAAATCCGCAACTTCAAGAACAGTCCAACGATGCGCCGACATTGATTCTCTATGCTACTACAATGAAGGCGAAATTTATTCTACTCGGACTTCTGATTCTCATTGGACTTGCGTATTCCTATGCCGTGTTTTCACCCTACCGCATTTCATCGGAGGATGCGAAAGAGAAGATCAAGAAGGGAGAGTTTGACGTGATCCTTGATGTGCGGACGGATTACGAGGTGGCAACGCTGGGAAAGTATCCTGGTTCGGTTCACATTCAGTCCGCCGATCTGGATGTTGAAATGCCGAAGAGGTATCCCGACAGAAAGACCAAGATCCTTGCCTATTGCAACACTGGACACCGAGCCCGACTTGCGACGGACAAACTGCATGGAATGGGATACAAGAACTCATCCTACATCTCATCGCAGTATACGACACTTCTCTAAAACGGATTGTAGAGCCCCTCCGTTTTTAGAATCCCCAACAGACAATATGGATCATCTTCTTGAACAACTCGCAGACATTCAGCGACAAATGGCAGACTCACACTCGGATCAACAACTGTTGGACCAAGCATGGGACTATATCATGACCGAGATTGAGAGCCATGTGGATTACAACGATCACATTGCGGATCTCATTGATCGCTATCTTGAGGAAGCCGAGACAGTGACGGACGACGCAGACTCTATCCACACTGGACCGCGACCCGGGACTCCTTACCCCGAGGGACCGATAACGATTGTCTTCCACACCAATGTAGAGGAGGACCGGTGGCGCCAACGCGACGCCGAGGGATGGGTGACAGAGAACGTGTTTAACATCGCAGACGAGTTCTAATCTTGAAAACATACAATGCCCGTTATCGTGCTAGCGATAAGTGGGCGAGACGTGCTCATCGCACAATCGGGAAAATGGTTAACCGACGGGAGGAAGGAGACCAAACTTTTTCAGTTACAGAAGATCACTGGCTTTCCAAACACACCAGAAGGTCTGGCGGCGGCAAACGAGGAGGCTCTTCGTCGCGCCAATACAGTGGGCACAGACATCCGATATACGCCACTGGTCTGGAAGACTGCTCCCGACCGATATTCCACTCGGTTCTTGACTCCAGCGAATCCACCTGGGTTTGTCAAGGGCAGGTTCCCCGACGCCGACTTCCCAGGTGAGACTGCGATGGCTGCCGCAGTTCGTGAGTTTGAGGAGGAGACTGGATACGCCATAGGCAGGTCCCTTCTTCAGCCGACAACCACTGCCGGAATCTTTACAGTTAACATCTCACCCGGTGAGAAGACGGCCATCCTCCGATCCTGGAACGCCATGGGACGTGTTGGCGAACTCTATGATCTGCGGTGGGAGCCGATCGCGGACATTCGGAAGGACATTGGATTGCTGAATGGAGAGTCACAACAGGCCGTGCAGTATCTGCCGCAGCGAGCGGGACGTCGTAAGACCCGCCGACGAAGGACCAGCCGAAAACGGATTTGAATCGGGGAACAACCGATACCTTCAAAATGTCTACCGCACTCGCAGCCCTCACAGAAAAAAAATGCGGGTCCAACGAGTCGCATGCAGTTATCGGGGCCAAGCTGGCCTACAATATTGTTCTGCGGGATGTGTTGCCACCGATTGTCGCGGAACTTGAAAAGAAGATTGCTGAACTTGAACGACGACTCAACCAATACCAAGAGATTGATATCGCACAATACTTCCGAGACGATCTTCGGTGCAATCTCTGCCTCGGGGTGGGCGTTGGATGTCGGGTATGTATGGGTCGTAGGTAAAATGGTTTAGAAGACACGAACGTAACACCTTAATGAGTTTCGGTTACGTGTACTGTATGAGCAACCCTGCTATGCCGGGTCTGTATAAAATCGGATTCACGAGTCGTGCCGCCGAAGAGCGCCTCCAGGAAGCAAACCAGCCGAACACCTGGGTCCCTATGCCTTTTTCATACGAGTTCTACAAGTTCGTTGCCAATCCGCAGGCGAAGGAGGGCGTACTCCATAGGATCCTCGCAAAGGACCGTGTCAATCCGAACCGCGAGTTCTTCCGAGTCGACGTAGAGTATGTAAAGCTGCTTTTTGATCTGATGGACACTGTTCAAGCGCCCGAACCCGATACAACCGATGTAGACACCCGTATGGTTGGTGACGAGGTGTTGCGACTGTTCCTTGACACATTCATCTATCCACCGGAAGAAGAAATGCTTGAGTCTATTCACTGGACAAAGATCGCAGCATACTTCCAGACCTGGAAGCGTGAGAGCGGCTATACTGCGGGGAACACAACCAAACTTCGCGAGCTTCTCATTGAGGCGTATGGCGATCCAAGACGGGGTGAGTGGACCAACTTCCGGATGAAGATGTAAAACGGAAGTGAAAAGTCCCGAGGAACTTCATCATCCTCAGAATGCGTGCCTACATCTCTCAACACAACGCCCCCGTCTACCTACATTCCCTCCCAAACTCATTGTTGAATGCGATTGACCAGGCGCTCTACAATCTGGTAAATGAGGGTCGTCCGATTGACATCCAGTATGAGGTGACTCTGAAGAGCGATCACTATGAAGTCACGTGTCACCGAGAGCTGGAGTTGCGCAAGGTAGACGTGGTGCTCTCCTCAGAGTTTAAGCGGAAGTTCTCACGACTGGCGTTTGCGCTCACGAAGGACATTGACGTCTACTTTGAGTGAAAAACGGAAACGAAAAAGGCGAGGCAACCTTTTTCACACAGAATGGCACACCTAATGGATTTCCCACCGAGGACGAATGCGAAGCTTCAGAGCCTTAAACCCGAGCAGGAACGGGTGAGGCGAGATCAGGACACGTTGAACATTGTCCGGGATATCTACCACGCGGTGACCAACACGGCGTTGCGCGGGGACACAAAAGTCGCCTACAATAACATTCAACAACTAGGAGACCCGACATCCTTACTGGCTATCAACGTGATGGAAAGACTTCTTCATATATTCCCAGAGGCAAAGATTGATTACATTCCTCAGAACAAGCTCACGGGTGGTCGGGCAGTTCTTATGATTGACTGGTCATAAACCAAAATAGTCTTAATACTCTAACAAATGGCGGTTAAGAGTCTCGGCTTGAAGATGAAGTATTCGCTCTACTCGGCGCTGATGTTCTTTCTTCTCGCAAACCCTGTGACCTTCAAGTTCATGGATTCCTTGATCGGTGGAATCGCGGTAGGCGGCTGCCCGACGTCCTTTGGATTGATCCTCCACACGGTAGTCTTCTTTTTTGCCTTGGTCTTGTTGATGTCCCTGCCTCCGGACCGAGAGTAGAAAAACGAACATTCACATTCGTAACGAACCATCAACAATGCCCTTCACTATCGTTTGCTCTTCCATGGAGAAGGACATGACGGTCCGACAGACGATTGATCAGTTCCACGAGAAGGTTGAGTCCCTCCTGGACCAGGGGTGGAAGCCCTACAACGGTATCCTCTACTGGAGGAACGCGGTCACACAGGTGATGATACTGGGAGACGAGGATCTGGCAGTGTTGGGTCCGTTCCTTGCTCGCGAACAACGGTTCGGATCCCCAATCCCAAAGGAACTAGAGCACTGCATCGGTGGAGCACCCATACCACCACGCACAAAGCCGTGGCATGACACGATATAGTCCCGCCAAGTGACAATGAAGGACATCCCAATCCGACTGAAACAACAGGAGAAGTCGCAGTGGTGTTATGCTGCGGCGATTCAGGCGACAGCCGCTCATTACGGCACGAGTTTGACCCAGAAGTCCATCGCGCAATCCTACATTCAGCCGCGGCAAGACGACAACTGCCCTCAGGATCCAGTGGAGAGTATGAATAGGATTGGTATTTTTAACGGTTACCACCCCTACAACGGACGAGGAGACATCTCCGAGATCACTGGGACTGCCAAGGCAATCCTGAAGGGTATCGTGGACTCTATCAACGGCAACCACCCAGTCCTTGCGATGATTGGCGGAGCAGGACAGAACCATTACATTCTGATCAAGGGCTACGATGTCGGTGATATGGGCGTTGTGTTACACATTCTGGATCCAGTGGACGGTGCTCAGCACAATGTCCCTGCGATTGAGTTTTTTGGACGAGGATTCAACTCAAAATACATAGATCAGTCTGGAATGGAGCATGAAGGATACAGCCTTTTGCGTGGAGTTGTCTATAGCAAGTCTATGAACGACCCATTACTCCCACCCAAGGGCGCAAAGACTTTGGGTGGGAAACGTCGTAGGACTCGGAGTAAGAAATCCCAACAACGTCGCACATCAAAACGGATTGGTTAGGTCCACTAATATGGACCTTCCCCCCCTCCTATGATCTACTATCTGAACCAACACAGACGTTTGATCATTAGGAACTTTGCTATACCTACACCCTAGCAACCGTGTAGTTAAAATGTCCTTCCCTACACTCTTCTCAAAGAGCACGGGTGGCAAGACCCAGATTTGGAACATCCGAGTTGACGACTCCACTATCCGCGTTGCCTACGGCTACGAGGGCGGTGCGGTCACGGTCTCTGAGAAGACGATCTCCGAGGGGAAGAACCTTGGAAAGAAGAACGAGACGACCCGCCAGGAGCAGGCTCTCTCGGAGGCCCGCTCTACGTGGGAGAAGAAGAAGAATAAGTCGGGCTACGCTGAGAGCCTTGCGTCTGCGCAGGTCCCGATGGTTGCTGACGCGAAGGCGCTGGCGGCGCATGCAACAATCCTACCGATGCTCGCACACGACTACACCAAGCGTGGCAAGGACATCGTGTTCCCGTGCTGGGTCCAGGCCAAGCTGGACGGCGTTCGTTGCATCTTCCGCGACGGGGTGCTGACGAGCCGCACGGGCAAGGCGTTCCCCGACCTGGATCACATCACCCACCAACTGCGAAAGTGTAAGCTGCTCCTGGATGGCGAACTCTACTCGGAGACGTTGAGTTTCCAGGAGATCGTCGGACTGGTTCGCAAGGCCAAGCATTCGCCTACCGAGAAGGAGCTTCTCAAGCAGGTGAGCCTGTGGGTCTACGATTGCGTGAACGATAAGCCCTTTGAGGATCGGCTGCTGACGCTCCAGAACTACTTTGAGAAGAAGGGCGATAAGTTGACGTTCGTCAAGTTGCTGCCGACGGGCGAGGCGAAGAACAAGGAGGACCTCAAGAACTGGCACGACCACTATGTGGCTGCCGGCAACGAGGGTCTCATCATCCGCAATCTGGCCGGTCTCTACCAGTTGGGTGCTCGCTCCAAGGACCTTCAGAAGTACAAGGAGTTCCTGGACTCGGAGTACAAGGTCGTGAACTTCACGGACGGTGAGGGCTCGGAGGAGGGACTTGTCATCTGGGTGTGCGAGACGCCGGAGGGCAACGTCTTCCACGTGCGCCCGCGTGGCACGCATGAGGCTCGGGCGGAACTCTTCAAGCATGCGAAGGAGTTTATCGGCAAGGAGTTGACAGTGCGCTACCAGGAACTGACCGAGGGTGGCATTCCTCGCTTCCCGATCGGACTCACCTTCCGCGACTACGAGTAAAGAACCAAGTAAAAACGGATTCGTTAGCATCCCTGGAATTGGACACCCCTAACCAACATACAAAATGCCTGCTACTAAGACAACCTCAAATACCACGACGGTCACTTCGTACGTAACATCGAAGAAGACAATAACGACAAAGGTAACAACGACTACGACGAGTGTAGAAAAGTCTACACCAAACTATGGATCGTGCTATCGTTGCGGGAGGCCGAGTCACTGGTCGCCCGATTGTTATGCTAAGTTTGATGTCTATGGAAATCCCTTCTAAGAAGGTTACACGCTCCGAATGAACTCCCAGTTCAAGTAATCACAAATCTTTTTCCATATCTGGTCGTGCGCAATCAGACGGTCTCGGCTTTTGAGTAGCGGGAAGTAGACCTTGTATTCATCCAACTCAAGGAGTTCAAAGAACTTGTAGAGGATGTAACTGTAGCTGAGGAAGTTAGTACGGTCGTTCGGGCAATACAGCAGAAAAGGCGCTTGAATGTCCTGAAACATGGCTCGGATCTTCTCCTCAATCTCTGGAGTAATAGTCGGAGGCGGATTGCCGTTGAGCCGTGAGAGTATGTGCGCCCGATGTTCATAATACTTACTCCGGTTGAGCTTCTTTAAAATCTGTCGTATATCTTCCTCCGTCAGATCAGCAATATTGTTGATGCGACGTTTGCGGATTTCTAGAATGACTTCGTTCATCACGTCCTCGGGAATGATGGTGCTCTCCTTCGCCTGGAACTGATTGAGGATCTCGTTGAGATGATTGATCTTTTTGTAGGCATAGTTGTTGCGCTCCTTGGGAGGATCGCGAAAACTAGGAAAGTCCGACACCACCAACGAATACTCTTCCGACCCACACTTGGGGCAGACCAGGATGCCCTCGGACGAGATCTCTTCGCGAGCCACGTTACACTGAACGCAATGCTCTGTCAGCAGTTGAATGACTTCGGGTCCATTGGACAACTTCATGCGCTGGACATACTCGTCAAACATCTGCTTGCGACTCGGTCCAGTGTCCGTCGGTACACCACCATTGAAAAAGCGCATAAATGTATTGGCATCCTTGGGCTGAAGAGATGCCATGGTGGTAGAGGTATCCTGCTTGCGGTAATAGTCGTCTAGCAGATCCATGTTTTTGAGGAAGTATTCTTGAACGGGGTGAGCATGCTCCAACTCTTCCTGAATCTCACGAACGCGGATCTGCAGTTTGTTCGCCTTCACCACGTCCGTTATCTCGTTCTTCAAATGAAGGAGTTCTATCTCCATCTTCAAAGTCTCGCATTCGGTCCTCAAGGTCTCCTGCATGGTCTTTGACTCCTTCAGAGTCTGCACGATACCTTGATGCAAAGAGTCCAACGTTCCTGTTGCATTCGGAGTTGAGGTCGCTTCTCTTGACTTCCTGACTTTGAAGACGTCCATCTATGAACTTCTTCACCTGGTTCGTGAAGACTGTATTCTGAAGAATGCACGGTCTCTGACGCTTTGTTGCCGCGACCAATGCGTCCAGATCCATGTGAAAGTGAGCACAACTGTATGCCAGCGCAAGGGATGCTGATCGGTTCATGCCGGCTTGGCAGTGAACGTAGACAACGCCACTTCCCTCGCGGAGGAATCGGAGCATCGTCTCCTCAAACCGTGGATAGAAGTCCATGATGTTGACACCCGTTCGGCTATCCACGGCGTTGAGGACGACATAGTTGTTAGGAACGTGTTGCCGCCACCAGGTAGGAGAATCTTCGTCAAACGCACAGTTGATGACGTGAGTGATATCGTATCGCTTCGCAAACGACGGTCTGAGCATTCCACCGGCACCGACCAGGACGCGCGTATGAAAGTATGCCGGTGGTTGTAGCATATAGTCAGGTGCAAGGAGGCGCGTGATGAATGACATTGTAGTTGTAGTAGGCACGGGCTTAAAACGTAAAAGCGAACAGGCTAATAATACGTTTTAGCATGGAGAATCACTACAGACTTATGTTGGTAGACGCACACAAGCGACCCTATCCAAACAAGGAAAAACAAGCAGAGTATGTGAAGGAGTTGACAGTGTGGTTTCAAAGGACCTTAACCGAGAAAGCTTGCAAGGAAGCCGTTCAACAGATGAGCGAGTACAACGGCCGCCCCTCCGAGAATTCCAGCCCCAGTCCAACTGACAACGCCAGACCCCGTGTAGGCGTTTGGCACATACTGAAGCAGCAGGTTACGAGCGGGTGAGAGAGACACAATTGCCGCTGCGAGGAAGAATGCGATATACATGGAGAGAGACGAAACCATCCACCGCATCGCGGGCAGGCTCGGCTTGAAGGAAGGCGCCATGCCACCGTGGTTGCCATTGGAGACACTGGGCAGAGGCATCATCGGGGGAGCCGACTGAGGTCCCTGGGGGCTAGGCAGTAGAGCGTCCAGAGGTGTTGAATCGTCCATTGTTTATTCATTAGACACGTTTTCGCAATTTGCGTCCTCCACGCGATAGCGATAACATTTTCCATCTACCTTGACGATCTTGTCCATCGTATCCTTTAGGGGCATCCCCAGCGTCCGAACAGTAGAGTAGTTACGGTGAAACAAGATCACTGCTATACCCAGTCCGATGACAAAGGAGAAAAAGGGTCCACCATTCTTTAACGCTTCCAAGACTCGGATCATTACTTCTTACTGAGACTTGCGAGTAGGTTGAGCGAGGACGCATCCTGGACACACGGAACCTCTACCGACGTGAATCGCACACATCCCGTGTCGGTGTGATAGACGCTGGAGTCGTTCGGCTGAGGGATCTTTGATTGCTTGCGAGTCGGTGGAATCACGACGGTAGATGCGAGAAGCCCAAACAGGAGCCCCGCGGCTAGCCAACGGAGTTCAATCATTATGCCTTTGCCACATATTCTGCGATGAAGGCTTGGAATCCGAAATAGCCGAGGATGATGAAGTATCCGGAATAGGGAAGAACGATGGCAACCACTGTCGCGCCATACGCTACCATCTGGAACGAAGCCTTTCCGGTGATCTCATACTGACGCATAAAGATTGCGTAGACTGCCGCGATACCAAACACATAGAGGAATGCCGCAAAAATGACACCCGCAATCTCCCACGCCCGTTTTTGCATAACGTCGGGCGTAGGCAGTGCGAGTTTGTCCTCCTTCGTGACGCCACCTTCCACGTCCTTGAGTTCAAGTTTTTGTCCGTCAGGCGCTACGAGTTGCTTTACCTTTCCATTCTCAAGGATGTTGACGGTAAGGCGTCGTCCCTTGATGACATTCTTCGTGACTTCCTGGAGTTCCTTCTGCTTGAGTTTGTCCTGCTGAAGTTGGAGGGACGTAGCCTCAAGACACTTTTGGTCTGCTTCTCCGCCACATGCCTTGACCGCTTCATCGCGCACGTTTTTCTGATCTACCGGAGTGAGATTGGTCTTGGGTGCGGCTTCAAACGCTGGCAGCAGTTTCTCATCGGCCACCACGTCAAGCGCTCCGCCCGATATCTTACTAATCAGCGATTGAGTAATGTTTCGGAAACTGTTTTCGTCTCCGAAGTATGCCGAGACTATCTGGACCATTGTTATGATGCGAATACAAGATTGCCAAGACCCGATACGATGCGGAGAAAGTTGATAGACTCCACGTAGACACCCACGTTGTAGGTGAAGGTAAAGATGATGTTGTCATTGGTCTGGACAACCGTCGTTACTGTTCCGGGAGGGTAGAGGAGTTTGCCGGTCTTGGGGTCTGTGAGATTGAGGTTTCCTGCCGGGACGACAACGGGGTTGGGGCTGAAGAGAGAGGACGTTAATACGCAGACAGTCGTAGACGTAGACCCGCCACCCGGAAGGACAGACTGCGGAGTCGGCTGAAGAAGCGTGAGTCGCAGAACGATCTTGTTGAACATACTTCCGTTGACTGCTCCGGAAGGCTGATAGTTGTCGTGGTCCAGCGCGAAGGAATACATATAGACCCCGGGCAGTTCGGGCGTAACGCCGGTAATGTGACGATACATCTGCTGGAGAGAGAAGAACGGTAGGGGTTTCGTCTGAATGCGCTCCTTCCCATCAAAGAGCAGCACACCATCTACCACTGCATCACGAGGATAGACGGACGATATCTGCTGTTGCCCCGAACTGAAGAGCGACGTGTTCGCGGACGAGTTAATAGCGGACCATGGCGCCCGCTTGGGATTCGTCCAGTTGGTGTAGTTGTCCCAATTGTTCAGAAGAATCTGGTCGTTCCGCTGGGTTAGAAACACAATGCGTGTCACGAGATTGAACATCGGAATCTCCAGATCGGTGTTTCCGCCAAACTGCCCATCCTTCATGACATACCGTACATTCTTGATGAGAACTGTCTGATCTGCATTTGCCAACTGATTCATCTCCATCTCGGTGAGGTAGACAAAGTTGCCCTCTATGAACGGGTCGGGGAACCATGTTGTCAGCGCGGGATTGCTCGGCAGACCCGTGGACAACGGCGGAGACAGGAAGAGTTGCATGGGATAGTTGACGGGACGGACACGCTGTCCGAACGTCAAGGAACTCGGCGCCACATCGACTACCGTATACAGGTCAGTGACCGCCCGCATCGTGACGTTAATGTACACCTCGGCGTTCTGGAGCGAGACAAGCGGCAGTGCTGTGCCAGGGTTCTCACAAAACCAGAAATGAAGAGGAATCACCAACTGGCGCGATCGGATACTTGGCTCGGGTGTTTTTGTGTTGGGCAAAGTTCCTGGGAGAGATGTTGGCGCAAGGGAATGAGGATACTGGTTGTTACGATCGTATGCGTTGGACGGGTCGTAGATCTCAGGCACATTGCCGACCATGTTGTTAACAATCTCTCGCTTTGCCGTGTCATGTGTCATGTACGAGTACAGTTTGAGCCACTCACCTGTGAGCGTCTGAATGGACTGCCCGTTCATCGTAATGTCTATGTGGTCAATCAGATTGTATCCGATGTTGGAAATCCACTGGAACTCATATCCGATAGAATTGGTCCTGGCATCATAACCCGCCGGAGGAGCACTACTGCCCAGATACTTGAGTGGAGAGTAGACATCGGGGAGCGTGATGTAGAGATAGCAGTCGTTGAGCAACTGCGCATATCTGTCAATACGGCAGGAGATCGTCCGAGTTCCGGTGGCATTGAAATCCAGATTGGAGGCCGTAAAAGGCATACGAATCTGGTCCATGGCAAAGTTGGTATGACGACGATAGACTGCTCTGAAATGAGTCATGGAAGGGCTTCCATTCACCAACTCATTCTGGGCTCCTGTTGCGACAAGCTGAAGCAAGCCGCCTGGCATTTGTATTATGATAAGTGCTTTCTTTAGTTCCTTTACGACGTTACGGTTGTTGCCCGAACACCCATGGGCTGGATCACGTTGAAGCGAACAACCCCCTTGTCGGTTCTGGTTGTAAACGTTCCAAAGGCGCCGGCTTGACCGTTGGAGAGGCAGCAGCGGCTGATGTAGGTTTCGCCACCACTGGCACCGCCGCTCGCTCCCTGAAATGGAAACACTTGACGTTCATATTGGGTTGCGTTGTTTGCGATCGCTGACAAGAAGATCGCGTTGTTCTCACGCGCACCCGGAGGAGGAGTGGCGTTGTATGTTGCCGCAATGATCTGGCGCTTCCGCATCGTCAAGTAGTCTTGGGCAGAATTCACCTGCATTTGTGGTTTACGCGAGAGAATCCTCTAACACTCAATGCGTTTTGCCCTCGTAAGCACCCATATTGATCAGACTACCGGTTACTCCAAGGTAAGTTACAATCTTGTCAAGCAGATTGGAACCCTCTCTCCCAAGGTGAAGACCTTCCACTTTGGCTTCCAGCGCCACCCATCTCACACGTCCTCTCGCAAGTATCCCGAGGGCATTGTCTCCTATGACGCAGCCGCAAACGAGGACCCGAAGGAGGAGGGATTTGGATTCAACAAGATCCACGAGTATCTGGAGATGGTGAATCCAGACGTTGTCATGATCTACAACGATCCGCTCATTGTCATGAAGTTTATGGAAGCCATGAAGCATGAGAGGGGAGTTTCACCCTACAAGTTGTGGATCTATCTTGATCAGGTCTATACGGGGATCGCACCGTCTCTGATTGAGAATCTAAACAAGCATGCCGATCGGATCTACTGTTTTACGGACATTTGGAAGAAGCGCTTCCTGGAGTATGGACCGTTCCCCGACGTCCGCGTTCTTGAGCACGCAGTGGATCCTACAGTCTTCTCGTGTATGCCTCCGGAGGCGACCAGGGCCATCCGTAGCAACGTGGGCATTCCTGCGGACGCCGTTGTGTTTCTTAACGCAAATCGTAACAGTCAGCGAAAGCGCCTAGACTTGACGATTGGTGGATTTGTAAGGCTCCTCGCGCACAATCCGACCGAGCCCTACTTTCTGATGATCGCGACGAATATGAACCCGCAGTCGGGTGCATATTATGATGTACATCGCATCTTTGCACAAGAGATCAAGGATCAGGGACTTGACATCCAGAAATACACCCGACATCTCATGCTCCTTGATACGGCGCCCCCCAACATAATGAACGACGATGCCGTGAACCAACTCTACAATAGCGCGGACATCGGCGTCAATACGTCTGACGGTGAAGGATTTGGACTCTGTCAACTTGAACACATGTATACCGGCGCGCCACAGGTCGTTACGGACACTGGAAGCTACCGATCGTTTATGACGGAGGATGTTGCTGAATTTATCCCAGACGACGGTCGTTCCTATTTCCCGGGTGGAATGCCCCTCGGGTTTTGGTCTCCTACGTTCTCAATGGATGCCGTGGCAGATGGTATGGGATGGGCAATCAAGTCTCTTCCCGAGAAGCGCAAGGCAGTCACATCCTATACCTTCAAGAGTTGGGCCAAGGTATGTGATCCGTGGTTGGAAGACGTTCTCACTGAATGCGAAGTCCCTGTATCCATTGTATCTGTCCCGGCGTCGTCATAGTGCCGATACGGATCAGTCGGCGGTTGTCCTCAAACGCCGGACCATCAAACACCTCCTTGGTGTCCGGATCAATCAAAAACACAATGGTCTTGATTGCCACTCGCTGGAGTCGGCGCTTTCGTCGCTGGTTGTTGCGCAAATATGTTTCATCTAAATCTTCTGTCTTGATGTCCGGCTTGAAGGCGAGATCTTCACCGGTCGTCGTGCTGTCAAACCGCATACACGAAATCACGGGTGTTTCCCGACTATGAAGTTTCCTATGGACTTCGCAGTCGACGGCTGCCTGTTTAAGCAAGACGCTAA